AATTTTAAAGGTAACGTCAACGCCTGAGATTGAATACTTCAACGTCAACAAGGTTCTGTACAACCTGCACATAAAACGAAACAAGGAAGGTATCCAAGTTTCACCACCGTCCATACGCGTTTCTTATATCTGCGGTCTTCGACAGTTCAATGAATGGATTTGTCTTGAACATCCAGGTATTATGGGCAAGAGAGCACGCGACTGGTGGCGTAATCGAGTCAATGAAGATCCACCGCTAACGACCTACGAAGCCTTAAAACGTCAATCCAGGCTAAAAATTCCCAAACGCATTCGAGTCATAATGAACGTTGAATACCCACAGGTGGACGGCTATGAATACTGATGAGTTTGACGAACAACAATTACAGCTTGCAGCAGCCCAGAAGGCGCGCGAAGAAAGAGACGCTGCGATAACGAAGCATCAACACATACTTTTAAAAGCTGCCTTATGGCGCAGCTGTTTGAACTGTATGAACTGGAAAGACAAAACCGAAGTAACAAACGAAAAGTTCAACGGTCAAACGAAGACGTACAAGCATTGCGGATTGTATCAGCAGGTTCCGCCGCCTGACGTTATCGTCAACGGTTGCCGCGATTGGGAAGACGACATACCATTTTAGCGTATGGGCGAATACGCTGATGAAGCAGTAGAACGCGAGATAAACCGGCGTCCGTATCGGTCGTCGCTATGGTGGAGCAATACGAACATGACCGCGATAGACAACAACGTTCCAGTTCCAGAAGAATCAACAACGAAAAAGATAACGAAGCGCGCACGCAAGCCGAAGAGCGAAGCGAAAAACACCAGCACGGCGGGCCTGATACAAGCACTTCAGTTCGTCAGTCACGCACAAAAGCCGATAGGGCCGCTGTACGAAACTCATTGCATCGTTAACAACGGCTGGGTTGTGGGCTTTGACGGCGTGTTGACTATCGGTTGCAAGGTCGAAGAAAACATTTCAGCTTGCCCGAAAACGACAACGTTGCTTACCGCGCTCCAAAAGTGTACCGACGCTTTGTCTATTACTCAGCTCAACGAACACTACATAGCGGTCAAGTCGGCGAAGTACCGCGCTACCATTCCTTGCGTACCGTTTGAAGACATACCGCTATCCGCTCCAGACGAACCGATAGCCGTCATTAACGACGAAGTAAAAAAGGCGTTTGCGATACTCGCACCATTCGCAACGGAAGGCGACCTCAACGCTTACAGGGCCGGCATATTGCTCCAAGCCTATTCAGCGGTCGCAATGGATTCTAGTTTGATGCTAGAATATGCACACGGTATAGACTTGCCGCCGGGCCTTCTGATTCCAAAAGCGTCAGCGGTGGCCATAGCCAAAGCACCAAAACCGTTAGCTCGCTTCGGTTTCTCTCAAGGTTCGGCAACGTTCTATTTCGACGACGGCTCGTTTATAAAGACGCAGTTGTTCAAGGACGGCTACCCCACCTATCAAAACGTCTTCGCAAGGTTCAACCTAGGGAACCTGACAACTCCGCCGCCAGAACTGTTCACAGCAATCGAAGCCGTTCTTCCGTTATCTGAAAGCGGCTTTGTATATCTCAGAGGCGACAAGGTACAATCGCATTCTAGCGAAGACGTAGGCGCCGTTTACAACGTCGGCGGAATTCCGCAAGGCATGTGCTTTAAAGGCGAAAAGCTGTTAAAGGTAAAAGAGCACTTTGGGCAAGCTGTTTTTGATGAAGCCGTCAAAGGCGTTTACTTTCAACAAAGAAACGTTATTAGAGGCGTTTTAATGGGCGCGAACGAATGACGCGAGAGTTCACAGACCAAGAACTAGCAGCGTTGCCATTGGGCTCCACATTTGTTTATGACGTGGAAATATACCCGAACTATTTCCTTGTAACGTTCATGGATATTGTAACAGACCGATATGTTACGTTCGAACAGTCACCGGATCGAGAATTGGAACTCGACAAGTTACGCTGGCTTATCTGGCGTTACTGCATCGTCGGCTTCAATTCAATTAACTATGACTTGCCAATGGTGCTACTAGCGTTAAACGGCTTCAACACAGCCCAGCTAAAGGAAGCTAGCAACGCGGTTATTTTCGAAGGCTTGCGCGGTCGCGAACTGCAAGAACGTTACAAATTTATTCTTCCTCCCATCAACCATATTGATTTAATGGAAGTAGCCCCATTGCGCGGCTCACTGAAAATTTACGGCGGTCGCCTTCATTGCCCAACGATTCGAGAGTTGCCATATCCCCACAATACGTGGCTGACCCGTGAAGAAGCCGCTAACGTTCGCGAATACAACATTAACGATCTTGACGTTACGAAGCTGTTGTTAGTCGAACTGTTCCCGCATATTGAATTACGTGTAGGTCTAGGCAAAGAGTACGGCCGCGATTTCCGGAGCCTGTCAGACGCACAAGTAGCCGAAGCGATTATATCGAATCGGATCTACCGTAAGACGGGCCACTGGCCAAAAAAGAACAAGGCGCCGCCGAAACATTGCTACTACTATCCACCGTCCTATATGCAATTCCAAACGGCTCCGCTTCAAAGAGCGTTAGAAGCTGTTACTAGCTCACAATTCGAAATTGGCAGCAACGGCTCAGCGATCATACCGGAGAAGGTTACGAAGCTAGCGTTACAAATTGGGCACACTAGCTATAAGATGGGAATCGGCGGACTGCACTCACAAGAAAAAAGCATAGCATACAAAGCCGGCAACGGCGTCTTGCTGATTGATCGCGACGTCAATAGTTACTATCCCGCGATTATATTGAACCTAGGATTGTTCCCTCAGCATTTAGGTCCGATATTCCTGGAAATATACAAATGGATCGTTGATACACGTCTAAGGGCAAAGAAAGAAGGTAACAAAAAGACGGCAGAAGGTTTGAAAATCGCGTCTAACGGAACGTTCGGCAAGCTGGGGAATCTTTACTCCGTGCTGTACGCTCCAGACCTGCTATTGCAAGTAACGTTAACGGGTCAGCTCTCGTTGCTGCTGTTAATCGAAATGCTGGAGCTAGCAGGGCTTGAAGTCGTATCCGGCAACACTGACGGTATTGTTGTTAGACTACAGGAGTCACGCTACAATGAATTCTTGGGCATCGTTCAGATTTGGGAAAAGCGCACGGGCTTCACAACAGAAGAAACCAGATACAGCGCAATCTACAGCCGAGACGTTAACAACTACTTCGCCGTTAAAGACCTCACGCAAGAAACGGTCAGCGATGCGGAGAAGCGCAATAAATCGCGATTCCTTGACGAACGATTAGGCATCAAGGTAAAAGGCAGCTACTGCGAACGCGGGAGCGCACAAAACAGCGTCTTGTCGAAGAACCCTGAAAATCTGGTGTGTAGTGACGCCGTCATACGTTTAATACGCGACGGCGTTCCGGTAGAAGATACAATTCGGGCTTGCCCAGATATTAGACGATTCGTCACCGTCCGAAACGTGAAGACCGGCGGGAGCAAGGACGACGAACATTTAGGCAAAGTCGTGCGCTGGTACTACGCTCGCGCCACTGTAGGCGCGATCCGCTACAACGGGTCCGGGAACAAGGTCCCGGAGTCGGACGGCGCCAAGCCGCTCATGGTGCTTCCTGACACGCTTCCTTCGGACCTGGACTACGGTCGCTATATCTCCGAGGCGAAGAAGATTCTAACCGAAATCGGCTACACTCCGAAACCCCGCATCGTCACCTTCTTCTAAGGCGAGCCAAGTAGCATCGGATCGATTCGTATAGTCTTCGTACCGCTACTTGGGAACTCTAGCGCACTTGAAATGGACCAACTGAAGCGCCATGTTCCGCTGACGGTCGCTGCTGAATGCAAGTAATTGCCAAAGCCAACGCCAACAACATTATAGAAACTTGGCTCAGCACCGTCCGGAACATCTACTTCAACGTTAAAAGTTGTAGCTCCTGTCGTCAAGTTGTAAGACGTGTAAACGCCGATTAAACGCTGTTCTGCCGCGACGTAGTAACCACCAGTAACGATTGACCCGCTTAAGTTGTAAAAACCTCTAATGCGATTGCCGCCAATCGTCATTTCACTGCAATTGACTGTTATTAGCGGGTCCCATCCATACAGAAGCGGAGACGTTCCGATAGCAACACGCATATTAGTCGGCGCTTGTTCTCCCGTGTCTACACCTGGATACCAAACGTCAATCCACCAGATTTCGCTATACATGTTGTTGCTATATTTAACGCCGGTTTCGCCTTCGTAAAATATAACGTCTTCACTAAACCAGTTGCCCTCCTGATCTACGCCCTCAGTCAAGAAACGGAAGTAAGCTACCGGCACAGGGTCGCTAATCGTGAAGACCAACGTACAAGGACCGTCATCTAACGTCAGCATACTTGGCCATGGTTCATATACGTCGCTATCGAAATACAAAATTGTGTTCCAACCGGGCGAGAGCCCGTAAGTCATATCGTATATTTCCCATTCACCGTCGTCCGGATACGGTGTACTCCAGATACGCGCGTAATTTAGATACTTCCAATAGAACAACTGCTCAAGCGGTCGCGTTACTTCCGGCTCTGGCGCGAATTCGTCGCCGTCACCCGGAGTAAAGCCACCACCTCTACCGTAGCCTTCTTCGCCAATCAGATCATTTATATAGTCCGTATCGTTTGCATAATAACGCGCGTCGTAATTGATCGCAGTAACGCTAGACACCATATGACCGTTAGGCGTTCGCTCCGCTGTCAAAAACGCCGTAAGCTTTGCATCGGTACTGCCCACAATAACGAACGTCGTCCGCGCGAACTTGTCGGCGTCGTAAACCAGCGGCAACGTTGGAGCCGCGCCAAGAACAACTTGATTTGCTGCCGGGCCAGCCGTCACGCTGATTGACTCCGTCGTCCCGTCGTACAGCTGCAAGAAGATTTGATTAGATGGGCTACCCGTTAAATCAACCTTTTGCGAGAGCGTCAAAAGCGTTCCGTCAACGTCGATAACTTCCCCTTCTTGTGTGGGCTGTCTTGTGCCGTCGCTAACGAGAATACGGTCGTTCGTTACTAGCAAGTCAGCTTCGTGAGTCGCGTCAAACTCTACAATAGCATTGTGATACCGAATACGGTTCCAGACTCGCCAGATATGAAAGTAAGCTTGCAAATGATTTCGAATGCCAACGCTTTCGACCTTCTTCGGGTTAAGCGACGCGTATCCTGGGGGCAAGTACACGGTATTGATTGAATCGTCAACCGGGTCAACGTAACTATACTGAACGCCGTCGTTATCGTTGTTCTTGCCGAAGGATATCGTTCGCTTCTCCGTTCCAGGAAGCTTGTTACGATGGTTGAATATCAACGTACTGTCGTCAGTCAACCGTTCAAAGGACAACTTAATAACGTTGCCGCGACGATAAGCAACGCAAAACATTGAACTGGCAATAGTTGAAAGTATTTCTTCAAACGACAAATTGTCTTTGTCGAACGTGTAGCAGAACTGCCTAACGGAGCTATGCCCGAAATAAGTTTCAACCTCCGCCGCCGTTGCAAAGAAGTTGACCGCATCGAACTCCAGCAAGGAACGCCCGCCTATGTATCGATCCCGACAAACCGCTGCCATAATGCGCGCAGTATCGTTAGAAGGTGTCAGTTCATCGGTAAAGACGCCGTCGACATAGTCCGGAACTTTCCTTTGAACGATCATGTTCAATTTGCGTTCTTTTACTGCCAGTGCACTAGCAGTTGCAAACGTTATTGCCATTGCGGTAGTGATGTTTCCGAAGTTGGTTTCGTCAACACCACTAACGCTGTACAAATCGCGCCAGCGAACCTCATCTACTACAGTACCTTCAAAGTCTTCATCAGTTTCAGTAACGCGACGTGCTCTAACCTGACAGCGACCAAAGAAGCTAAGACGGGCTTGAAGCGTCATAGCTACCGTTTCTTTGAGAGCATCAGACCCGATCATAGTAACCCGATGGAATTCAGGGTCGTCAATCGGTTCGTCCAGCAGGTTTACAGCTGTAACTTCTAGCTCAATCTCCACTACAACTGCTTCTTGTCCGTCTACCATGCCGTTATCTTTGTATAGGCCGTTTGGCGCTACAAAGTTCGCAAAGACCGAAATCATTTCATGATCTTCAAGAACAAACGGCCCGACCCATTTCATACCACTCGCAATGATAGTAGGCGACATGTACGGCGACGCTCCGCCATGATCGGGCAACAGCTCCCAATCGGCAGAGACGGCAGAAGGATTGCTTACAACAATCTGTCTTGACGTTACCGAAACAATTGTATAGGTTCCGTTAACGTCAAAGTCGTATGACTCTCCAGCGTCATTTTCAACACGAAAAGCCAACCTTGGCGCGTAATGCAGTTCTGGGCGCCAGTTCAAGCCGTCTTTCGTTCCCCAATCGGGATTAATCAAAGCCGGACTTGATAGCCTGACAATCAGCAACGTCGGAACAGCATAACGCACTTCTGTCTCATTTAATGGGCCGTCAATGCTGACGCTCGCCACGTTGAACGTTCCGCTTAGATCAAGGCCGTCAGGATCTGGCCCAATCCAAGTATCGAACAGCTGAGTCAGCGTAACGCTACTACCAGGAATAAACAAAGCTGTTGCGTTCGCTCCAGGGTTATTTCCGAATTCGTCGGTATAGTACGGAATCAGCAAGGAACCACCACCAGTAGGCGGACCCATATCCCCGGTGTCATAGGTATGCCGCGAGCTGTTGCGCGGATACTTCTGAATCACGTCATGCATTGTAACTTGCGGATAAAGGATCTGATTAAGAACATCACCAGCTTCCATAGAAGCGCCGGTGATGGTTATTTCATCGCCTTCGCTGAACGTCTGCGTGAAATCTTCCGGCGAATTCGGCGGAAGTTCAATAACGTTAGGATACCGAAAGCGAATGTTACCTTGACCGGTAAAACTGCTAACGTTCGACGGCCGAAGTACTTGACCGTTAATCGAATTGGAACGTTTTGTATTGAGGACAGGAACTTGCCGAAACGTTCCTACCGTCAATTGCGGAACTCCGCTACCCGTTACTAAAGGATCGTACATATTCGGGCCATTGTAAGGTCCGTAGACCATTACAGACGTTCCTGGAATGTTAACGCAAAGCGTCTCACCGTCACGAACGTTGGAAACTTCGTAAGAGCCGCGACCGATACACATATAAGCGTATTCAACTTCGCGGTTGTTCTCGAAAATCTTATAAGGAGCCGCTATAAGATCTGGTGTAGAGCGAACCGTTCCGTAAATATCTGGGATACGACCATTAATTCTGGCTTGATTCGTTCGCTGGGAAAGCTCGTTGTTCGGAGAAGGTGCGTTCTGATTGCGCCCTAACGCTGACGGCGGCGGAGGTGCCACCATAGGCGCCATGGTAATCACAACAGCAGCAGCAATCAGCAAGAAAGCGGCAACGACCCAGGTAACCGGATCACCTGGAAACACGACAACGTAAAACGGGCCTTCCATCTTACCCAACGCTTCAACTTCGTCTTCAGTGACTGGAGTAACGTCAGTCAGCTGCGATACGGCTTTATGATAAATCCTTGCCGTATCCGGAAACTTCGCAAACTGCGTCATTAGAAAGTCGCGAACGTCTTCCACCTCGTGACGTGTCCACGATTCCGGGTCGAGATGGTCAAGTGCGAGCGTAACGTGCTTCAGCATTTGAAGAACCTGACTTTTGAATAGCCCACACTAACGACTTCCAATGGTACGAATTGAGGGCCTTTGTAACGATCAATGTGGAGCACGCGACCCCGCAAATAAACGCCAACGTGCGCGGCTCGCTTCGGCGTGTGCATCAACACTACGCAAGGGTCTTCGGGCTTTTCCAGCACGACAACGCCGCGAACGTCTCCTAGCCTAACACGGCGGTCATTCTTCGCACATAGAAAGCCGCGCATGATTTGCCCCATCTCTGACCCATATAGATCGGTCCACACTTCAGCAACCAAATGAGCGCAGTTATACGTCTTCGGATGATAGACGCGAGTTAAATACTTATCGATGCTCACAGCAAGCCGCGAAGCATCGGAAAGCGCGGAAGGTTATAGGTTTCGCCAGTCTTGTTAACGTTCAACGAAGGCGCTTTAGCTTCGAACACTGAACCTTCGCGCGTCATGGCGAATCGCTTTACCTCCAGTATAAGCGGACCCATTAAGACGCTAGTCAAAACATCAGAGGCGTAGACTCGATAGACAACCTTCGGCAGTTCTTCAAAGTTGTCATCAGCGCGAACAGCGTCCAGCTCTTGAGGAATCGTTTCACCCAGGTCACCGAACTCTACCTTCAGTATCTGCTCTAGGTCGTCGCGCGGACCTGTTAACGACAGTCGCATAGGAAGATACTGGTACGCGTGAACGCTTGCGTCTTCATGAGTCACGGTAACGCCGTTAACGTGATTTCGCACCAGCCGATATGTTTGACTGAAAGAACTATGCGAAATCTCTAACAACTCCAGCATGACGACGCTAGAATTCTTATTAAGGAAAAATTCAGTGTAAGCGCTCACGGTGGCGTGTAATCGTGGTCTTCGTTGTAAGCCGCTATAATTGCGTCGTCTGCGGTATCTTGCGCCGGGTTCACAATAGCGTGAACTTCCAGATTTGCGCCAACAACATACAGCGAACCGCTATGTTGTACCAGCCGCACCGTTCCCGGTATAAAGTGAACAGTTCGTTCGGTTAGGTCTTCGCCGTCTACAATAAGATCAATAGTAAAAGGCAAAGAAGCGTTACGCGTCTGACGACGGTAGAACGCCATAAAGTAATCGTAATCATTCTGGTTCAACTGCCATTGACAGCCGACGACGCTAGAACTGTGGGCAATGTCTTTGCGATATCGGCCAGCTCCACCGTCAAGCTGTTGCCTAACGGTTTCTTGCCCGAAGTCTACGCTGTAGCTGGCCTTATCTGGAGGCCGAATAAGTTTCATTGCTTAACGCCTCCGGTGAACGTCAGTGCTTTTGCCCATTGCCTTAGAAATTCTAGAATTTGGGTTTTGCATTTCAGACGCTACGACTTTCGGCGTTTTGTCTACTATTTCTTTGCTAGCTTCGTCCCTAGCAATAATCCGAATATCGCTTTCACTCAGCTGTTGAACTTCAAACGCTTTCGGGGTTCCGTAATTGTTAATGCTAACGTTCAAGCTAGTTTGACCGTTCGGTCCAGATCTAGCCGACGACTTAGAAGCAACCGCATTTCGGTTTACGTCAGCGGCACCAGATCGCATACGCTCCAGGTTGCCGATGCCGATACGCTTGACCGCTGGAGCGTCAAAGACAAATTCTTGACCATGAACTACGCCGGCAACCTGATTCACCGGAGCGTTACCAGTATACCCGCCTTTCTGAAGGCCAGCCGCTGAAACTGTTGCCAACGCTTCGGCTAAAGTTGTTGCTGTAGTCAATGCTAATGCCGCTGGACCAACATTGCCACCTAATGTAGCCAAAGACACCATTGCTGCAGCGGGTGCCCAGGCTGCGGCCGTAGCGGCTCCAGCTGCAACACTCATAGCAGTGCTAGTAGCCAAGCTAGCCGACTGAATCGACTTCCCCAGCGCCGCATTAATCAGCCATTGAATACCCAGCTTCACTAACGACGAAATGAGTTCAGCAACGCCTTGACGTGCTACATCTTGAAACGACGATTTCAGATCTTCGCCGTACACGATGGCACGACCGACACTGTTCGCAAAGCCGTCTGTCAGCTGGCCGAAGAAGTTAGCTGACATTTGCGACATTGAAGTCATAGCGTTTTGAAAATCGCTAACGACTTCTCCTAACGCTGAGCGAAACACGTCAAGCCAGGACGCGTCACCAAATTGCAACTTCAAGTTCGCTTGCTCTACGCCAATATCTGTCAACGCTCGCTTGTAGGCTTGCGCACTAATCCATCCGCGATCATGTGCAATAGCTAACGCATCTGTCTGGTTTGCAAGTTCAGCATGTCGACCGGCTGTTTCCGAGTAAACGTTATTAACAGCTTGGCTAAGCGCCATTAATTCACTTTGCTGTTGAAACTCCTTTTTCATCTGTTCAATTTGAGCCCCAGTCAATTCGATGTTCTTAGCTTTTGCGGCGTTAACTAGCTGTTGAACCTGCTGCTCAGCATACAAGTATTGCGGTAACGTCAACAACAACTTGTTCTGTTCTTTAATTTCATTGTTGACCTGTCGCAACGGATCGAGCTGATTTAGATAAGCTTCGGTAGCTCCGAAGACAGCGCGCTTAGCCGCTTCTTCAAACTGGGTACCTTGCGCACGAAGTTTAGCAGCCGCCGCTAACGTATCATTGTAATCACGTAAAGGACCAATTGAAGCTTCGGCAATTTCATCAAACTTACTTTGAACGTTAGAAGCTTGCTGAATAACGCTAATTCGTTCACGCATGCGATTAGTTTCAGCTTCCGTAAGCTGACCATGCTTTGACGCGAATTGAATCTGTATCTGATCTAACCTTGCTTGTGCTTCTCGCGCGTCTTTCAACATGAACATTCGCGCTAGCTCAGCGTCTAACGTATCGTTGATCTTCTCTAACGCACGTTGACGCGACAGCTCTTCCTTGGACGGCGGCGGAGGTCCAACGGTAGGCCGTCCAGATCCGCGCAAACCACCGCGCGTACTTGGACCGCTGGAACCGCTCGCCGCCGGGTTCATAAAGTTAAGCGCGTCAGCAAAGAAGTTGCCTTGCGACTTAAAACCCTTCTCTAAAGCTTCTGCCCACAATTCGCCAGCGGTTCTAAATTCCGTCTTTCCTTCGGCCTTCAAACCGCTGAAGTCTACCGGCTTCCATTTCTCCAAGCCGACTTTTTCACGTAACGCGTTCGAACCTTCAATAGCTAGGTTGATCGTGTCTTCAATGAAGCCGACGACCTTGTTAAACGCAGCCATGATGCCGCTAGCGACGGCGCTACCCAGTTCGTTAATCGCGGTCGTCTTGAAGATTATCAATGCACGAATATAACCTAGCAACTTATCCAGCCAGCCTCCGAAAACAATTAACGCTTGCTTCGCTTTCAACGTGCTGTCTTCCAACGTTAGGAACCAAGTGACAGCAACGGATAAAGCAACCGCCAATAAGCCAATGGGATTGGCAGCAAGAGCAGCAGTAAACGCTAAAACGGCTACACGTGCTCTAGCAAACATTGCTACCAGCGTCGGGCCGTAGTAGACCGCCATCAATCCGCCAGTAGTGACAGCGGCAATACCGAGAATGTCAAGGTTGTTAGCTAGCCCAAGAATCAGACCAGACAGCGCGGCGGTTATTCCTAACGCTTTGTCGAATTCGCCGATAGCCTGCGTGAAGTTGTTCTTCAGAACAACCATTGATTGTCCGAGTGTGGGAACCGTATTGGCAAACTTCGAATCGGCAAAAGCGTTCAACGACATGAACGCCTTAAAGAGCACGTCGCCGGTTATCTTGCCTTCGCTGGCCAGCTTCTTCAGCGCGCTTTCATTGACGTTAAGAACGTCAGCTATTGCCGTTCGTACTTGCTTCGGCATATTCTCCGCCAAACTGCGGAATTCTTCGCCCTGGAGCACGTTAGAGTTGAAAGCCTGACTGAGCTGTATCAGCGCGGCGGATTGCTCCGACGCTGTTGCGCCTCCGACAACGAACAACTTGTTGACGGTTTCTTGCAACCGTAACGTATCTTCCTGACTCTTACCCAAACTAATTAACGCATTGTCGAAGCGAGCGAACGACGTAGCTGTAGCTTCAATGCCGGTACGCGTTTTGTTTGCAATGTCGAACAGCCGGGTTGTCAGTTCAACAACCTGTTCTTCGCTATCGGCAATGACACGCAACTTGTTTTGCAACGTCGTATACGCGTCGGCTTGTGACAAGACCGCACCGGCGCCCAATCCAACGCCCGCCAGTGCGGCGGCATTACGTAGATATACTAATAGGGCTTGTCCTGCGTTTTGCGTCGCGTTGGCCGCTCTTTGTTGGGCTTGCTGAAGTCTTAGCGCCGCGAGAGCCGCGCGATCCGAAGCCGCCGCCGCGTTCGCCGCTTCCTTCGCTGTACGCGCTTGCTCGGTCGCTAGGCGGGCCGCTGCGGTCTGACCCTGGGTCTGCGCCGCCGCCGCGCGCTGGGTCGCCCCTGCGAGCTGTTGCTGAGCCGTAGCGGTCTGTACCGTGACGGTCTGAAGCCGCTGTGTCGCCGTCGCGGTCGCCGCTTGCGCTGCTGCAGTTCGTTGCTGTTCAGTCGCTAGCTTCTGCGCTGCCGTTGCCGAATTGGCTTGCGCCGCTTGTAGGTTCGTTTGCGCTACAGCCGCTTGTGCCGTCGCGGCAGCGGTCTTCTGCTGAGCCGCTGCTAACTGCTGACCAACAACCGCTGCCTTCGTTTCGACAACAACCGCTTGTGATAACGCAGCCTCCGACTTTAAATAAGCCGCGTTCGTCCGATTGACTTCGGTAGCAAGCTTTTGTTGCTCAATTTGCAAGCGCTTCGAAGACTCCGCCGACGCGTCCAGCATTCGACGACGTGTAGCCTCAGTTCGCTCTTGTTCGGTTGCAAGTCGTTGCGAAGCTGTTGCAGCCCTAGCCAAACCTTCAGCGGTTCGCTGTTGCTCCGTCACTAAACGTTGTGACGCCATTTGGCTATTTGCCGTAGCCTCTTGCAAACGAACTTGCGCTGTCGCAGCTGTAGCCGCAGCTGTCGCCGTCTGTTGAATCGACTTTGATAGTTGTTGCGATTGAACGGCCGCTTTGGATTCAGCTACGACAGCGCGAGTAAGCGCCGCTTCGGAATTTAACCAAGCTGTGTTAGTTTTGTGAACTTCGGCTTGAAGACGCTGCTGCTCCGCCGCCAGTCGATTAGACGCAAGCGTTTGCTGTTGTATCGCTTGTTCAAGCCTGGAGCTGGAATTGACTAGCTGATTTAAGCCACGGCTTTCAATTTGCCGCAAACCGCGCTTCAGCAATTCAAGAGCATCGTAACCTTCGCGCGCTTTTCGAGCTATGCCGTCAAGCTTATGTTCAATGCTGACTTCAACGTCGTCCTTGACTTGTATTGAAATCTTTTCGTCAGACATTGCGCATACCCTTAGCTTCAATAACTCTACGACCGATTAAAACGGCACGTTCAACAAAGCCAGCGGGTTCTTGCATACTGCTACCGTCATTCAAAGCGCGAATGTACGGCGCATTATTTGTTATATAAATCGGCATGCCCGGCTTTTTAAGTCGCAGCTGATGTTCACCTTGAAACAACGCTTCACTAGCGCTGGCTTCCTGCGTAGATCCCGCGAAGCCTTCGCGATAGGCGTCAAGATACAAGTCAAAAGGCTCTTCTACCGTCAAGACCCAATTGGACAATGCCTTAGACGTATCGACCGGCGTAACGTTGACTAGATTACGCTGAATAGCGCGAGCAACGTCAGCCGCTAGGTTGCTCGCTTTCAAAGGAATGCGACGCTGTAGCGACTCCATACGATTAGCTAGGTCTAGAAGCGTCTTCATTTCGTTTGTGACTTAGCCTGTAGCCGTTCCAAGTGCGCGCTATCCATTTTCCGAACAAAAAAGAAAAGGTCTGACGTTTGTTCACCGTCTAATTTCAGATATTCGGCATACTCCTTAATCGCACTCCAGGGTATCGGCGCCGGGCCGAAGCCGCTTTGACGCTCGCTATCCAAATGCAAAAAAGCGTCAAGATACAGTTGCAAACCTATTTGCAGTTCTGGTGCATTTACTATGCGATCCGGAATAGGATTCCCGAACCGCATAGCTTGAACTATTATCGCCTGTTCAACCTTGCCCATTTCGAGCAAGTACAACAGAACCGCTACGAGTTTTTTGCTTCTTCCTCCCGCGCTTCGGCCTTAAACGTTTCAATGTCGTTCGCGCGCTGAGTCAGTTCCTGATACAGACGCGGTAACGTTTCCATCAATCCGCGCGCATGACCTTCGCTGTACGGAACTACTTCGCCTTTCTTGTTCTGGACATTCTCCCAGCCTTTCAAGACTGTCTTTATGAAAATGTCCTTGTAAATCTTTTCGGCCAGCTTCGGCGGAATGCTGCCCATATTTCGACGGTACGGCTTTGTCGCCTTCTCCAGTTCCTTCGCGTAGGCTTCGTTGCTGTTGTTCGCGGCGGCAATGTAAAACGTCGGAACGGAGCCGTCACGATTCGGAGCGAAGCGCACGGGGGCACCTCTTACTTCTAACGCTTCGTCCGTTTCAAACTGTTCGAAGATGCCGTATCCAGCTTCTTCAACGCCAGTATCTACATTATTTTCTGCGGTAGACATTCTTATAACTCCAGTTGAAAGATGGGAGCGGCTGTTACACCGCTCCCAGATCATATCGAAGTTACGCAGCTTGCGACATAGCTACGTCGGGAAGGTAGTGAAACTCGTTATGAAGCAACGTATAACCCAGCGCGCACATTGCCGCCTGCGGCTCCAGCGGTACTTTAATAGGTTGATCCTTTTCGACATTCAAACGACCGCCACCAAGGCCAAGCAACGGAATATCGTAAACGAAGCCTTCGTTCTCCGCCGTGACGATCATGTTGAAGTTCACGTCAGCGTTCTGACGAACGGCGCGGACTGCCGCAATTGTCTGAAAGTAAGCGTCAATGCTACCGCTGACCACGAAGTTACCGGCCGACGTGTCGAACGCTCCGAGAACGCCGATTGCCTTATTCGGCGTGACGCCGTTGTTAATCGAAAGTGTTGCTTCGGTCACATAACCGAACAGACCGGAAGGCGTTGAAGTTGTCGGGTCCAAAATGTTCATTTTGAGCCGATAGACGTTCGACGTACTGTTAGCAGCGTCGGCGCCGATGGCGGCAACAACGGTAGCGCCAGCCAGTGACGACTTGATTTCGTCGTCAACGTCGCCACTACGGTGACTGTTGTCCGTCGCCACGAAAGTCAAGTCAGCGGTAATCTTCTCCGCCTGCGGAATGTTTAACGCAAATTCGTTCGATACGGCACCTTCCAAGTATTCAGCCTGCGTGCCGTTTTCACCTTCGCCTAACGTACGTTCCAGCTGATAAGAACGACGCTTGATAAGTTCGCGCGTGTTTTCGTTCTTCAACACGTCGCCGAACCAAATACGAATTTCTTTACCCGTGCTGGTTTCGGCGACTGGTTCCGACCATGTAACGTCGTCGAACACCAGCGCGCCCGCCGAAACGGTCAAGATGCGAGCGAACCCGACGTTGTTGGCAAAACGATTATCAGCCAGCGTATCTCCGCCGATGAAGATCCATTCACCGGGAATCAAGCCCAACGATGCCAGCACGTTCGCTCCCGACGTCAGACGAACGACATTACCGGTAACGGTAATTGCGAAGTCGGCAGTTGCAGCTTCATAACCGACAACTTGCAACTTCGCAGTAGCCGGCGGCGCACCTTCGTCAACAAGACCATTACCCACAGTAACGCCGGCACCGTCAGCGCTAACGACCCGGTGGACGGTGTTGTTGGCAGCTTGACCGAAGCCGCTGGCCTTGACCAGCAAGCCGGCAAGGTTAAACGCTACCGCTGTAGCCGATGTAGCGAAAACATCCGTCGCTGCCGTCGCGCTGGTAACGTTGATCTTCGCCGCGTTCATTGGAATCGTTGTGGGCTTCTGCCGAATGTCAGCGAAGAAGAAGCCTTGGAGGAGCCGCGAAAAGTTCGGATCTTTGACATAGTCGTGATTGAAGCCGCCGGACGCGTCAAGATCCGTAACGACACCTTTCTTGTTCTGACGCGACGGATCAATCGGAGCACGAGCAACCGTGGAAACTTCGCCGCCGAAATCGCTGTAGCTGTTCGGCTCCAAGTTGTACCAAGTCGGCTCAAAGCCGTCATCTACCGTGTTCGGCAACTGGCCTAAGCAAACTTCTTCGGCGAAGCTGAGGCCGGTAATGTTGCTGTCAATCTTTGCAATAGGGCAAACCATGTTTTTAACTCCTATCCGATTTCGTTGAACTCAAATTCCGCTACAACATTCAGCCTAAAAAATGATTCTTCGGGCTTTAGCTCGTTGACGCGAGCATTTCTAAACCAGATTCCACCGTCAGCAGTCTTGCCTCTAAACGCTAACTTCGCTACATGCGCCAGCAAATCATTTTTAGTTGTACCTTCGGAAGTCGCGGGCGCAAACATTTGAACAAAGACCAAGCCGGCGGCGGTATACCGGCGGCGCCCTATATCGGCAACGCAAGTAGAAAGTGTGTCCTGCTCTTCGGTAACTAGTTGCGTTGAAATGCGACACCAGTGCTTCTCCTTTGGCGGCGTTGCCGGCAAACCTGGAGTTAATACGCCCGCGTAACGTATTTCAGGGATATACGCTAAACCAGATGCCGCCACAGCGTTCGCTGTAAAATAGGTTGTAAACAACCTGTAAATTTCGGCTTTGGCTTCAGGGTAAGTCGTGCTCACGCTTCGAACTCGATTGTATATAGAACAATCTGACCGTTAGGCGCTAAAACGTCGAACTCTTTAACCTTAAGCTGCGTTCCAGCTCGATTAACGAAATCGTTTTGCTTCGGTGTGAAAGTAACGGCGCCCATCAATCCGGCTAGCCGACTAACGGTTATTTCAGTTCCCTTCAAAAGCGCTATCAGCTTCCGCCATTCATTGTCACGGGGAGAAACGAAACAAATTGAAACCGGATGGTTGACGGGATCACCAGCTACCTTATTCCACGGCTCCAACGGGTTCGGCGTGGTTTCCGTTACCGACTGCCATACAACGCGCTGGCCATACTTGGCAATTAGCCGTTGCGCTAGAGCTATTGCGTTGTCGAATTGTGCCATTATGCGCGCGTCACTGTTAACGTTTGAACGCCGAAGAACGGTTGCAACAATTGCATGACGGCGGGATAGTCGCCTAACGGAGATACCACAACTTGTCTATATACTGTCTCTTCTTCAATCGGGCCTACCTTCTCTCGTTTGCTGGCAACGTTGTCTATAACCGGGTCGTCAGACAAGCTTTGTTCCGCATCTCGCTTACGCAACTGACGAAGCGCCAATTCGGCTATTGCCTTCTTGAAGTTCAAAGGAATGCCGGTGTACCACGCGCCATAACGCGGCAAGACGGTAGTCTGTGTCACTTCCAGGACCCTACCTGCATACGTAGCGCGATTGTCGGCCCAATCGCTAGCAACGACAATAGCCGCGTCTATTTCGGCATCCGACCATTCATTGTCAACGCCTCTATCAGCGAAGTACGACTTGAAGAACGCGTTCGTAATGTAACCGTTCGCGTTCGCCACCGTCCCTAAATCGTTCTGGACTATAAGCGCCATGTTAGTTCCGAATTAAGTTTTCTTGAATTGTTGCCGTTCCATACATTAGCGTAGCGCGCTTACCGGCTACGTTAACTAGCCGCATTTCGTGATAGTAATCGCCGGCCTTCAATGCTTCGGTGTCAGCGGCAGCAAGATGAACTGTCACCATACCTTCAAGCGCGTTTGTAATTTCGACGCCAGCGTTTTCTAGCGTCTTAGTTACTAACGCCAAACTAGCCTTGGCTCGCTTACCAAGAGCCCATACAAGAGCTTGCGCTCCGGTCAAATTCAACGGTTCGTTCGTCGCTTCGTCGATGACGACAACTTTAAGGTCAATATCATTACCGCTGAACTCGCTAAAGTCAGATTGAGTCGCCATTATTCGTCACCTTGCGACGCTTGCAATTCTATGAAGTCTTTGTACGACGCTTGCAACGCTACAGGAGCGGGCCATTTAGCTTGAAGTGCTACGGAGGCACGATAGCTGGCTCGCAACGAAACGCGGATAACTTCGGTAGGCGGATAGTAAGCGGAGAATAGCACGGCGTCGGGCGCCTCAGTCACAGCCATAAACCCCGATACCAGCGCTTGTCCGGTCGCCTGGAACGCGTCGGACGTTTCCGTGACATTCACTACAGCCGACAAAAGCACGTCACCAGCGGCGCTAAAACCGTCTCCGGGTTCAACAACCGCCATAGCTCCAGCGATACGCACTTCACCAGCAATGCTAATCGTATCCGGCGCTTCGCTCGCGACCAGCTGACCCGTAATGCGAACCTGCGCATTGATCGTAACGCCGTCTGGTGCTTCTATAGCATTTAGGCTAGCTGCGAGTTCGCGATAAGCGACAATAGCGACCACGTCTGGCGCTTCTATCGCATTCATTGAAATCTGACGTTCGGCGACTCCAGTAGCACTAAAGCTATCTGGCGCTTCCGTCACTGACATAGCGCCAGTGATTAAAACGTTAACATTAGCAGCGACAGTATCTGAAGCTTCTGTGACAGTTAATGCGCCTTCAACAACAACACTGCCCACAATTGCAACTGCGTCGGCCGCTTCCGATGCGGCTAACGCAGCTTCGATTAAAA